GTCCCCCCATGGAGTTGCTGGCTTGGTTCTTCCTCTGCTGGTGTTTGCTTCTCGCTCTGTGGTTTGGTCTTGTCGCGTGGTTGGCGCCCCGCGTGGCATGTGTTATGATGTGCTGGGCACAGTCAGTGTTGCTCACGGTTCTGCAGGTCACTGCAGTTCTCACTGGCTGGCTCTGGTGGCCCTGGGACGCGATCCGGTCCCATGGGGAACACGTGGTGTCCGCTGCGGCACCATGTGGTACGGCCGGAGGAGGTGATCTAACCTCCGGCCTAGGATTTTCGGGAGCCCACGCTGGAATGGCTCTCGAGGAAGCTACGGCTTCCAGGCTCCGTCGCCGGACCAGGTGGGTCCGCGCGCTCGAGTGCTCTCTTGGGGGGGAGATTGGCTGTGTGGGGAAGTTCTTGCGAGGCCGGTGGAGACCAGACCTCGCTTCGCCTGAACGGAACCACGCTGTCAACTTGCTTCTCTCGCACTTTGGCAACGGGGCAAGACTCCTTGGTGGAGGAGTCAGATCATCAGCGCGACCTGTCCGAACCGAGGGCTCGGATAGTGAAGAGTTGAGAACAGAGGCTTACTTTGTTCTTGAACTAGCGGACGGTTCCAGGGAGGTTGTTTTCCCTGAACTCTTCTTCGCGCTGGCGTCTTACGCGTTCCTCCGCGAACGCGATGCCCTTCTTGTGGGCTCTCTAAGGCTTCGTGCTTTGGATTGGTGCAAGAAGGTCGGCCTTTCCTGGGCCGACACCTGGATGGCTGTGTCGTCTGCCGTCCCTCTGGCATGGAGAGTCAGCCCAAGGGAGCTTCAAGCTCTCGCGGCCTTCTCCGGGACGCTCCACCACTCCTCTTCCCTGTCGGGCCTTTAGGGCCGCGGCTTCGCCGGGAGGGGCTGGTGTTCAGGTGTGACCGCCTGGACGTCGGCTGACCTCCAGCCTGGTGCCGAGCTTTATGCTAGGTCGGGCGTTGCCGCCGTTTGCGAGGGGACGAGGAGGACGATGAGGGTACCGTGCATAACAGGGCTGCCAGGCACATGGGTCCCTGGAGTGCATGGTAACTGCATCCACAACGAGATCGCTGCGTTACTCAAGCGGTCTCTAGCTCCACTGCCACTGCCGGATGAAACGCCCCTTGGCGGCGATTTTCTGAGGGTGTTTCGACGCCTGAGGAGGATTGCAGGGCGTTATTGCGGCACACGTTGGGGCTACCTGGAAACGGCGCAAACGTATAGTGGTTCTATGCGCCGTAGATACCTCGAAGCAGAAAGGAGTTTGCGCGAGGACGGCCCGTTGTGTTCACGGGACGCCAAGCTCCGCGCCTTTCTGAAAGCTGAGAAGACTGCACAGGGCAAGGACGCCAAGCCTAGGATGATCTTTCCTCGGACACCTAGGTATAACTTGGCCCTGGCTTCTTGGCTTAAACCTTTCGAACACTGGCTGTGGGGCTATCTCACAGCTAAAAGGCTCTTTGGGGGTTCGAATACCAGGGTTGTGGCCAAGGGTCTCTCGCCGCGCCAGCGGGCCAATCTGATTGTTCGCAAGTTCAATCAGTTTGACAAATGCGCGGTGTTTGAAGCTGAC